TTCCGGTCAATCCCGTTCCGGTCAATCCCGTTCCGGTCAACCCCGTGCTGACTCGCAACATGGAGACCATGCCGGGCCGGTACTTCCGCGATATCAACTACGATCCCGAGGAGATCCTCGCCGCGGCGATGCGAAGCATGGGCGGTCGCATGGCCCGTCGGTCCATCCTCAACGAACTCAGCTAACGATCTATGGCTACACCCATCAATCTCGAAGCCGCTGCTTCCCAGCGCATCAATCCGTTCCTCAAGGGCTTGACCATGCTGACCGGCGGTCTGGCCGGCGAGTTCACTGGCACCAATGAGCAGATCCGCGAGCGCAACAAGGCTCGTCAGGCGCTGCTTCAGGAGGAGCTGAACAAGCGGGATGAGCAGCGGGCGATGGAGCGTCAGTTGATGATCAACGCGCTTCAATCAGGAGTGGGCCAACTGCAAGGTGCCACGCTTGAGGAGAAGATGGCCGACTTCAATCGAAAGAAGATCCGCAAGGAGGTTGCCGCTGGAGAAGGTCGCGTGTTCGGGTATGGCCAGACGATGGGTCCATTTCAGTCTCAATCTGATCCTGCGTTCCAAATCGCCGCCGCTGAATCTCAAGCTGAAGCAGCTCGACGCGCTGCTGAGCTTCGTCAGAGGGAGGAAATTGAGAAGCCCGGTCTTGCAGCTCAATTGAGCGCATTTGGAGTTCAAGTTCCTGAAGGCGCAAGTGCTGGACAACTCAAGGGACTTGTTGATGTCGCCCGTATGCGAACCCAGTCTCGCGTTCCTACTGAAGAAGCTGGAAAGCGGGCCATGGGAGAACTTCAGACGTTTGAGCAGCGTGGCTTCTACAAGCCCACCATGGATCTGACCAAGATGACACCAGAGCAGCTCATTGCTGAATCTGACATCGTTGGTCGTCAGTACGCTGAAGCCACTCGCAACAGCGAGTTTCAGAAAAAGGCCAAGATCGAGCGCGATGCCTTCAATTCGTTTCAGCAGGAAGCGTCTGCTGAGAATCCCGACAAGGCTAAGCTCCAGTCTCTTTTCTATGAGCTTCCTGTGGATGCTCAGAAGGATGCTCGCAATCGCATGATTGCTGGCGTGACAAGCGTTGCCACCCCCAAGGAGCGTGAACAGCTTACCAAGCATGTCGGAATGCTTTCCAAGGCGAGCGATCTTGCCGGTAGTATTTCGGAGCTGGCCAAGAATGAGGATCTCTCGAAGGTCTCGCAGCAGAACTTCAACGCGTTTACGAGCTGGCTGCGTGGTGTTCAGAACAAGTATGGAGCCGAAAGTCCGAAGGTGTCTCAGCTCAATGACATAGTTCAGCAGTTCGAGCAGGTTGTTGCCGGCACTCGAAAAGATCTGTTCGGCGCTTCGCTCACTGGAAACGAGCTGCTCTCTGCTCAACGTCAGTTTGGTAATCCGAACGAAGCCGGCTACCTCAACCGAATGGTGAAGTTCTTGGACGGAGTGTTCAGCCGCGATGTCCTGCAAGACGATTTCAAGGACTTTGGCATCCAAGTCCCTTCTGGCGTAGAGAAGCGAACCCAAGACGCTCGTAACAACTGGCTCAAGGTTCGTGAGAACTTCAACTTTGGTGGAAAGAAACAAGGGCTCAGTGCCGACAAGGAAGCTCGTCTTCGAGAACTCCGCGCTAAGAAGAACGCTCAATAAAATCATCTTATGGCTCAACTTACCGCAGCAGAAGAGGCTGAACTCGCAGCACTTGAGGCAGAGCTTGTCAAAAGCGATGTTTCAGAAGAGTCGCAGTCTAGACAAGAGCGTCTTCGGATGATGGCAGAAGCCCGCGGAGGTGGGACATCCGCTGGACCTATCAGCCCTCAAGCAACGGCAACTGGCCTTCGTTATGGACTTCCTTTGGCCGCTGGACTCGTGACTGGTCCTGCTTCTGGTATTGCTGCATTGGGCAGAGCCGCGCTGATCGGTGGCGGTTCTGCTGGTGCCGGCGAAGCTGGTGCTCAGACGGTTGAAAAGCTTGCAGAAGGACGGGAATATCGCCCTGGTCAGATTGTCGGAGCGACGATTCGAGGAGCTGCTCCGATCATAAAAGATGCTCCACTCAAAACCATCGGAGCCGCCGGTCTTTCTGGCCTACTGGGTGGCGCGGCAGAAGGTAAGGTTCAAGGTGTTGGATCGGCGCTTTATGAAACGGGAATGGGTGCTGCTCCTGTTGGGGTTGTGCAATCCATTGGTGGCGCTAGCAAATACCTAGGAAACCTGCTTTCCAAAGGAATCCAGAAAGCCGAGGACATTGAGCGCATCGGTCCTGGCGTTGAGGCCACGATCGGTCAGGCGTTTCCTGAGTTCGCTGGTCTCGAATCCCGTGTTGCTGCTCAGACTGGAAGCCAAGCACTCAAGGAGCGACTGAATCAGCAGGCCGATGCAATCACTCGCGCTGTTGTCGGCGTGTCCGGAATGGCTGCTGAAACCTATCCGGACATCGTAAGGCGCGTAGCCTCTTCGCTGAGCAACATGGACCCGGCCTCGATTGAGAGGTTGGCCAATGAGGCTGATGCGGTGAACACCGCTCGCAACGCTGTCGAGAAGGCTCGTACCGGGGCGCAGAAGAGCCTGCTTCAGGAGTCGCTCTCTGAGGCCGAGAACGAGTTCCGCAAGCGCATCGATCTGGAGACTATGGCCGGTGGATTAAAGGCTGGAGGTGTAAAGCCGTTCCAGTCCGCTGCGATGGGCCGAGAAGCTGAATCAATGTTTGATGATGCTCGCAAGGCTTACAGAGCGCGTAGAGACGAGCTTTATCAACCCACGAAGGCTGTCGAAAACTATCCTGTATTCACTTTGTACGCAAAGCCATCTCCGAACTCAAACTCAGTTCAGGACGAGGTTTTGAATGTGCTCACTGAGTATCCGCAGTTGGCAAGCGGTGCTCAGAGCGCACAGTTCACTCCGTACCTTTCGCGTTTGGAGGCAATCCTTGAGAATCGTGCCCCGGTGTCTCTTAACGAACTTCGGGCGATTCGAGAGAATCTTTACAGCGCAGCGGATTACGCTGGTCAGGCTTTCGGAAACAAGGCCCAGACATCACTGCGTAGAGTGGCCAACCGAATCACTGAGACAATCGATTCTCAAGCACCTGCCGCATTCGGACCTCAAATCGCAAGCGATCTCAAAACCGCTAATCGATTCGTTTCAGATTTTCAGCCTCGATTCGACGAGTTCGGGGTCTCTCAAGCCTTTAAGCCTGAGCGCATGGAGACCGCTCAGATGGCTGAATCCATCCGCGGTCGTGTCGCCAAGCAGGGCGTCGAGACTCCCGCGTTCCAGAACGCGATCACGCTCCTCGATGACCTCAAAGCGGCTGGTGCTCAGGGCGTTCCTGATTCCAAGAAGCTGGTCGACATCACGCGCTCCGGGATTGTCGATCGTTCGCTCAATGCTGAGACCGGAGAACTGAATCTCCGCCAGCTTGCCAACGACCTGAACAACATAGAGCAGCAGAGCCCTGGTGGATTGGCCAAGCTCGGGTTCGGAACCACCCAAGAACTCAAGCGGTTCGTGCGGTTCGTGACCGGACTTCCGGAAGCCGAGAAGGTTGGACCTGAAAAAATCGTCCAGCTCATCAACCAAGAGACTCCTGCTGGCTTTGCGGTGGCTTCCAGGGCCGTTCAGGCGCTTCCTGATGTCGCAACCGTCGATACGGTCATCTCAGCCCTCCAAAGACGCGCTACGGGAGGCTCCAAAGCGGCAAAAGAGGCTTTGGACTCCATTCGTGCGCGTGAGATCGAAGACTTGCTGCTTGAAGTGCGTGGCGGACGCCGCGGCGCAGCGACTGGAGCTGTTGGATTGCTCGCTGATCCGGACAATCGGTCGCGTATCGAGCGAATCGTTGGACCCAAGCTGCTTTCGGACATCGAAAACACGTTCATTCCAGGTTTTCGGGTGATGGAAGAGGCTAGACAAGCCGCTGGACAGGCTGGTTCCACTGTTCGTGGAGCTGCGTTTGAGCGAGTCGGTCGAAAAGTTGCTGAACTTCCGGTCCAAGCTGCTGGCGGTAAGGGAGCACCAGGGGCCCTGTCGTTTCTCGGATCGATGGCCGATGCTGCTGGATACGCGCTGGTTTCAAAGGCGATAGCGAAAGGCGCAGGTGTCAGCGGAATGCGTTCTCGACGCGATTTCCTCAATGAAATGGCCAGAATCTCTCAGCTTCCCCAGCCGGGACAAATCGCTGCTTTGAGGCGATACGCGGGCGAAGAACCCGAAGCGGAATAATTTCCGCAATAAATAGTTTGCAACACTCGGCAACACGTGGTAACTTCTTCCCCGTGAGCGTAAAACTACTCTCGATCAAAGAGATCGCACAGACGCTCGGGACTCATCCCGAGACCGTGCGTCGATGGATCAGGGATGGTCGGCTTCCGGCAATGAGAGCTACGAAGCGCACGATCCGTGTCCGCTCCGACGTCATCGAGCAACTACTCAGAAACAACAACAAATGAACGCAATCGCAACGACAACGCAACAGGCTGATCCATCCGCTGAGATGTACAGCAAGATCGCAGACCCCATCACCGCCATCGAGAAGATGGGCGAGTGGATAGCAGCCTCAGGAATGTTAGGCTGTACCAAGGTCGAACAGGGCAAGCTCATCGCGTGGCAATGCGCCGCCGAGAAGAAGACTCCGTTCGATTTCAAGCGCGAGTACCACATCATCAATGGTTCACTCTCCATGAGGAGCGATGCCATGCTGGCCGGATACCGCGCCCGTGGTGGTAAGGTTCTCTGGAAGCAGTTCGACTCCAGAGCTGCAATCGCACTTTGGACCTACGATGGTAACTCCTGTGAGATCGGTTTCTCAGTCGAGGATGCGAAACTCGCTGGTCTTCTCCCCGCCAAGCCGGGTTCCGGGTGGGCCAAGGATCCGGGTGCCCTGCTCCGCGCTCGGGCCATCTCGAAGGCCATTCGCATGCTCGCTCCTGAAGTGGTGGTCGGCATCTACACACCGGAAGAGACCGAGGACTTCCAGCCGGCGCCCGCTGAGGTGGCTGTCGCTCCCACCAAGAGCTTCGACCTCGTGGCCAAGCTCGAAGAAATGTTCGAGGCCCGCGAGTCCGATGTGAACGCGCTGCTGCTCAAGGCTGGTCGCATCAAGGAAGGTCAGACCTTCCGCGATCTGGATGACACCTTCGCCAGCAAGTACATCAGCAAGCCTGACCTCATCCTGAGCAAGCTGCCCGTCATCGTCACCCCCGAGATCGTGAACGCGGAGGTGCAGCCGTGAGCGGAGAAATCATCTGCAACATGCCTGCTGCCATCTACCACGGCACCAAGGCTCTCTCGAAGTCCGGGCTCGATCAGTTCCGGAAGTCGCCCGCTCACTTCCGCGCTTGGCAGGATGGAAACACGAAGAACGAGTCGTCGCCCGCGCTTGAGTTCGGTACCGCAGTCCACATGGCCATCCTTGAGCCAGAGCTGTTCGCCAAGTCCTACGCAGTGTTCACTGGCGATCGACGCACCAAGGACGGCAAAGCAGCCTACGAGGCTGTGACCTCCTCTGGCATGACCCCGCTCAACCAAGAGCAGTGGGACAACATCACCGGAGCCGCCGCCGCGGTTCATGCTCACCCTGCCGCAGCGCCGCTCCTAAACGGCATCCAGACCGAGGTCTCGTGCTTCGACAACTGGATGGGCGTGAAGGTCAAAGCCCGCATCGATGGCCTCGGCAAGGACTACATCATCGATGTCAAAACCACCCAGGACGCATCTCCGATCGCATTCGCAAAGTCCTGCGCCCAGTTCCGCTATCACGTGCAGGCCGCGTGGTACCGCCAGATCACTGGGATCCAACGGTTCGTGTTCATCGCAGTCGAGAAGGAGGCACCCTATGGTGTGGCCTGCTACGAACTCGATGAGCAGGCCATCAACCTCGGATGCGATATCATCGAGGAACAACTCCGAACTTACGTCGAGTGCGAGCAACTCAACTCTTGGCCCTGCTACTCGTCAGCCATTCAATCACTCTCGCTGCCCGCGTGGGCAGCTCGTCAGTCCGAATAACAGCAACACACATCCCAACACATGAAATTCAAAGTCGATCGTTCCCAAGCCGAAGTGAAAAGTTTCGCAGGTCCCGGCGAATACACCGTCGTCATCCAGTCCGCCAAGGACGAGGGTCTCGATAAGAGCGGTAACAGCGTAGCCACGCTGCGCTACAAGGGGCCGTCCGGTGAGGTCATCAGCGACCGCTTCATCCTCAAGGACACCATGATGTGGCGTATCCAGGCGCTGATCAGCGCGACCGATGCCAACATCGATGACGGTGCCGAGTTTGATTTTAGCGTCAACGGAGCCTTCTTCCGATTCCTCCAGGGCTTCGTTGGACTGTCGATGATCGTCGTCCTCGAAGAGGAGAAGTACACCGACAAGAACGGTGCGGAGCAGACCGCCCTGCGTGTTCGTCGCATGAAGAAGGTGCCGAGCGACAACGACACCATCTAACCCACAAACAAAAGCCCCCCGGAGTTTGCAGCCTCCGGGGGGTGACATGAGTCCAAAACAACAAAGCGCAACGACACGCTATGCAGACCAAAGATCATCCCGAAACGAACTCGACGCAAGCATTTCTGCTTCGTCCCTACCAACAACGAGCGGTCGAATGGGCTTTGCTTGCCCATAGCGGACTCATCATCGCACCCGCGGGAAGCGGCAAGACACTGATCGCTTCCTCGATCATCAAATACGCTGCTAACAAATTTCCCAATGTCAGTTTTGGTTGGCTCGCTCCAACCCGTGAGACATGCCAGCAGGCAATCGCTTCTCTTAAGGCCGTGGGCGTGGATCCATCCCGAGTCGAAGTCCGATGCCCGCATGAGTCAGTCGATTTCTCAAAGAAGGCCATCCTGATCGTCGATGAGGCGAAGCATGCGCCAGCGGCCACGTGGCGAAAGATCATCGAGTCATGCCCAGGATCGATCTTTGGATTTGACGCCACGCCTTGGTGCGACGATCCGGAGCGCAACAAGGAACTCCAAAGGTTGTTCCGCGATACTCAGTTTGAGATCAAGCGCGATGAACTCGAAGGAGTTTTGGCCCACGCAACCGTGTACATGCACTCGGCCAGCGACAAAGGTCTCCAGCAGAAGATCGATGATCACATCGAGATGCTCTTCAACGATCGCAAACGCTACATGCGAATCAAACACGCCGAACTTCGCGCCATGTGCGCGTGGGAAGCGATCACCGAGATCGGAATCTGCAAGAACATGGAGCGAAACGGGATGGCCGCGATAATGGCATCAGCAGGTGGATGCTCCAATTCTCCAACTCTGGTTCTGGTTCCACGAGTCACACTCGGAATGTGGTTCGCATCGCTGCTGTCTGGCGCTGTCTGCATTCACTCGAAGGTTCCAAAGAAGGTCCGAGCCAATGTCATGGATGCGTTCAGGAAAGGAGACATCCAGATCTTGGTCGCCACATCTCTGGCCGACGAAGGACTGGATCTGCCGAACGTCCACACGCTGGTCATGGTGTCCGGTGGCAGGAGCGCCCAGAAGACCATCCAGCGGGCCAGCCGTGCGCTGCGTCGTGCGCCAGGGAAGGATCACGCGATCATCCACGATTTCCGAGACACCTTCCATCCGCTGGCAGAAGCCCACGCCAAGAAGCGCATCAAGTGCTACAAGGAACTCGGGTGCCACTTCGCATGAGCACCGCACTCACCATCAAGTCCCAACAAACAACCAATGAGCAATCAAATCGTAATCGCATGTGACCCAGGTATGGGCGGCGGGTTCGCTGTCCAGACAAAGGACGGAATCCTCCTGTTCCCAATGCCCGAGTCACTCCCCGACATGGAGCAACTACTAAGCGGATTCAAATTAGCAGATAGCCACCTGTGGATCGAGAAGGTGCCCAAGTTCGTGAGCAAGCTGACACCGGCCTCCGCGGTCGCCACGCTCCACGAGAACTACGGCATCATCCAAGGTCTGGCCTATGCCACAGGCTACGCACTGCATCGCGTAGAGCCAAAGGTGTGGCAGGAACCGCTCGGACTCGGAGGTCGCAAGGCATGCGCCACCGGCCCTGAGTGGAAGCGCAAACTCAAGAGCAAGGCCCAGGAGCTATACCCTCACCTCGATGTGACGCTCGGCAACGCGGACGCGTTGCTGATCCTTCACTACGCCCAGGGAGGTGGCCGATGAGCGAGCTGGCCAAGAAGATCGAGCAGCAGGGCAGCGGTGTGTACCAGATGACCCGCAAAGAAGCAGGCGAGGCATACCGCGCTGCGAAGAAGGTCAAAGCGTATCAGATCACGTACTGGAACCGGAAGAAGAAGGAGGGGAAATGAGCGCACTAATCAACGACGGAGGACCGGCATTTCCGACACCAGCCGGAATCCAACAAAACGACGGCATGACACTCCGCGACTACTTCGCAGCGGCGGCGTTGCAGGGAAACATAGCTCATCCTGAAGTAACTGGAAATCGTGATGATATCGCAAGGGATGCGTACAAGTACGCCGACGCAATGCTCAAAGCGAGGGAGGCGAAATGAGCAATACACCGAGGACGGATGCCTACTCGAAATCACAGCCTACTCCTGAACGATGGGAGTGGATTGAGAAGTGTGAGCAACTCGAACGCGAACTAACCGCGTCTAACGAGCGCATTCGCTTGCTCATCTCAGAGCGCGACACGGCTAGAGGATATGCTGATCAAAAATGGAAGCTCCGGCAGGAGTTTCACGATCTGTTTGGAACCGATGATGTCGCCGAAGCGGTGGCTTTGGTTTGTGGGTTGAAAGACCGCATCAAGCGGTTGGAGAAATCTGGCGATGACCTAGAGTCATGGCTCGACCGAAATACACCGTTCACGATTCGCAACAGTTGGCGCAAAGCCAAGGAGTCAAAACCATGACAAATCAAAACAGCAAAAGCCTTTTTGACCAATTGGTCGAAGCTCAAAAGCGAATCATTGCACTGGAAAACGAAGTGAACATGAAGCACACGCATCATGTTGTTGTAAAACTTAAGAACGAACTGAACCAAGCAAACGACAGAATCAAAATGCTCACGGCAGCAGGAGACATCATGGAGCCGTACGCTACTGAACAATCCGCCGAACTGTGGGCAAAAGCAAAGGAGAAGAAATGAATTACTACGACCTAACACCAATAGCCAAGCCTCACTCCAATGGAATGCTTGGAGGACGTCCCGCTGCCATGCATGAAGAAAATGTCATCGGTGGAAAAGTTCATGGGATGCCAATCTCACGCACTGAACAGCGAATCGTCTCGGTATGGAAATGCGCTTCTATCTGGCAACGATTTCAATTTTTGATCTATGGAGAAATCACGCTGACGGTTCTTGGATCGATTCATCCCGCAGTTTGCGTGTCGGTGAACGATACCCTTTCTTGCAATAACAACCACAAAGCAAAGGAGACGAAATGACAAAACAAGAAGTGCTAGACGCTGCAAACGTGATGATTGCATACGCAAACGGAAAAAAAGTTGGAACTAGACCTCGAAGATCAATGGAACCGTTGTTGAAGATTCTGTACGTCCCAACATGGAACTGGGAGCAGAAGGATTACTTTGTGATTCCTGACGATTGTTCCAAAAAAGTGGAAACCGATGATGTTGCCACCGCTCTGGCTGTGGTGCGTGAGATGAAAGAGCGCATCAAGCGGCTGGAGGCTGCGGGGGATGAACTTTCCGACTGTGCTGATCAAATCGGGTGGACTAGCTGCGAGTCTCCTCAATGGATCAAAAAGGCGGAGAACGCTGTCAAAGAATGGCGCAAGGCCAAGGAGGCCAAGCTGTGAATCCTCAATACGAAGCGCACGGACGCCTTTGCAAGGCAATCGGAGACATGGCGAAGGAGAACGAGGCTATGAAGCAACGCATCAAGCGGCTGGAGGAGGCGGGGGATGCGATACTGAACTCAAACAACGACGATGAACAATACGAAGCAATGAAGCAATGGCACAAAGTTAAGGAGGCAAAGCCGTGAAACGATATGTCATAGAGCGACTTCCAAACATTCCTCCGAGACACGGCTTCCTGATTGGCACCCCTGAGTTGTCCATCCTTTCTGACACCAAGCCGACTTCCATCGTGAAGGAGCTCAACAGGCTGCTGGATAGGAACAGGGCGCTGGAGGCCGCGATCCGCACAACGCTCGAAGCCAATCGGCATCTGGCCGACGGAGACAACTGCACTCTGATTCAACTTAAGAATGCGCTACCCGAGTGGGTCTAACCAAGAAGGAGGCAAAGCCGTGAAAACCTCAACCGAAACACTGATCGCAGCCATGCACATATTGGCAACAGAAATCCAATCCGACCGAGCAGTCCAAATACCCCTTCAATGAAACTTTGCGAGTCCATAAACCAAGTCACCGAACTCCGAGATAAGGGCCAGACCTACAAGGTCATTGGCCAACAACTCGGGTTCACAAAGCAGCGAGTCCACCAGATCCTGCGATCCGCCAAGACGCTCAAGGAGAATGAGAACCTGTGGACCAACGGACTCAGCGCCCGCAATGTGTCAATCCTATCCAAGCTCCAGATCACTTCCCGCGAGGTCGCCATTCACTCGATCAATACCGGTGACATCAGGCCATTCAAGTGGGCCAACTATGGTGCCACTTCGTACACCGAACTCTGCGAGTGGCTAGGCATTCAGCCGGTCGCCAGTACCGCCAACAGCCGAAGCTCACGCATCACCAAGCTCTGCCCACACTGCAACAAAGCCCTATGAGCCGACATTCATTCCCACTCGTCGAATCCATCAAGGTGGTCCATCTCTCCGAAGGACGAACCATCCGAGTGTGGCGTGATCGAACCAAAGAGAACCTGAAGACCAACTACGGCGACGGTGATATCCACCTCACCTGCGTGGCCCAAGCTCATGATCCTATCGAGATGATCAAGACTCTGGCCCGCTTGGAGAATGTTCGAGCCGTTGAGTTGGTCGATCAGATAGGCAACGGAATCAAAGTCCACAATCAACCATGAGCCATTCCTCGACACGCGACCTTGCAAGCGCCCTCAAGATCCTCGCCCAGCAGATCCACAGTGAAGACGGCGCAGCCAACGTCGTCTGCGCTGAAGCCGCTGACCGGATCCTGCTGCTCGTCACTCTCACCAACGAACTGACAGCACACATCCTGGCCAGCCCAATTCACCACCCCAAATGCACAGCCAAGACCAAGGGAAACTACTGTAATTGCATCCTCTCAAAGGTGACACCATCATGAAAACTCCACGACACGAGCAGCCATGGTACGAATGCCGCCTTGAAACCAACAAGAAGCCAGCCCCATTGACCGCAGAGGAACGTACCACCATGAGCGACATCAACCGCAAGCTCATCGAGGATGCACCTCGCCTCATCGCCTACGGCATCAAAAAAGGATGGATATCCTACCCTAAGAAACCTCGCACCCAACACACATGGATAACCAAGGACAGCCCACCGCTTCAACAGGACGATTCGTCAACATTCACAACGGATCCGTAATCGTCGAAGTCATAGGCCAAGGACAATACCGACTCGGAGAGACCCGCCGCACTGTAACCATCTACAGTCGAGACGGGTCTCTTTTCGTTCGCAATTCCCAAGAGTTCAACCGCATCTTCAAAGAACTCCCCAACGACAGCCAGTAGTCCACACCAGCAACGCAACGACATGACAACGCTCCTCGAACGAGCGGCGCTTTGGCTCGCCAAGGTACCGCCAGCCATCTCCGGATCCGGAGGGCACTCTCAAACATACACCGCTGCCGTGGGCCTAGTCCACGGCTTCGGCCTTTCAGACACCGACGCATTCGCGCTCCTGTCCGACTGGAACCGCTCATGCCAACCTCCATGGCAGGACCGCGAACTCCTCCACAAGATCCGACAGGCCAATGAGAAGTTACACTCCAAGCCCCGCGGGCACCTCGCCAATTCCTCGGGAGCAGGTCCTGCTGAGCCATTGGATCTAACACGGGTCCGGTTCAGTAGGCCAAAGCCTGTGGAGGCCGCTCCGGTCGCCGAGGGGCCCGTGCCATCAAACCCGCCCGCAGCCCCCATCCCGGCCTCGCACGATGCCTCGGAGTTCAAGCGGTTCCTCACATCCGCCTTCGCGCCCACCGAGGTGGTCTGCATCTGCGAGCAGGTCGAGGACGGTAGGCCAATCAGTGCCGGCTCATTCCTCCCCATCGAGGACTGGATCGCTCGCTTCGATGACCCCGAATCCATCCTGTTCCGCAGCGACCGAACCGATGGCGTCTTCGTCCGCATCAACCCGTTCAAGCCCAACCTCTACAGCGGCTCCGACAACGATGTGATGGCCTACCGCCATGTCTTGGTGGAGTTCGATTCCAAGCCCAAGGCCGAGCAGGAACAGCTCCTCCGGTCCTCGGGCCTACCCATCAGCGTCCTCATCGACTCCGGTGGTAAATCCATCCACGCCTGGGTCCGCGTCGATGCCCCCAATCGCAAGGAATGGGACGCCCGAAGGGATCTGATCTACAGCAGCATCCCCGGCATCGATCCCAAGAACAAGAACCCATCGCGCTTCTCCCGGCTCCCGGGCGCATGGCGCGGCGAAGAGAAGCAGAAGCTGTTGGCCAACTCCATCGGCGCCCGCTCATGGGAGGAGTGGCTCACCGACCGCGAGTCCATCGACGACAGCGCCACGATCGTGTCGATCAAAGACCTGATGAACTTTGATTCGGATAACGATCCGGACAACCTCATCGGCAAACGGTGGCTAACCCGCGGCTCATCCATGATCCTCAGCGGTGGCACCGGCATCGGGAAGTCATCCCTCATGATGCAGATCGTCATACGGTGGTGCCTCGGTAAAGACTTCTTCGGCATCGCGCCGGTGCGGCCATTGAAGATCGGGGTCATCCAAGCCGAGAACGACAAGGGCGACCTCGCCGAAGCCTTCCAAGGCGTAGGCCATGGACTCGACCTCAAGCCCGATGAGATGAAGTCGCTCCAGCACCAACTGGAGTTCCGCACCGAGGCCGTCCGCACCGGTGACGCATTCCTGGCTTACGCCCGCCGATTCATCCTCCGCTCCAAGCTCGATGTCATCGTGGCCGATCCCCTGTTCAGCTACTTCGGGGGCGATCTCAGCGACCAAGGCGAGGTCAGCGTGTTCCTTCGCAACAAGCTCCAGCCCATCCTCCACCAGACCAAGGTCGCTTGGATCTGGATGCACCACATCTCCAAGGCCCAGCGCAAGGACGGAGAACCGCTCACCACCATGGAACTGGCCCACGCCGGGTTCGGATCCAGCGAACTCGCCAACTGGGCGCGGGAGATCGCCGTGCTCGCAGAGGTAGGCCAGTCGAAGCCCCGACGGTTCCAACTGGCCTTTTGCAAGCGCGGATCGAGGCTGGATGCTAACTCACTTCATCTTCAGCATTCTCCCAAGGGTATTCTGTGGGAGCAGTGGAATCCGATGGTGATGACCGGGGCGCAACTGAAGGAGCCGAAGCCCCCTGATCGGCGGCCAAGGCGGCGCGGATAGGGCCCCAATAATCATTGTAAGCCTTCCGGTTAACCGCCTCTTTCTCTTCCCGCTTCTTGCGCTCCAGCTCCTCGGGATCCACATCCGGGGAGCTTTTCTCTTCCTCATCCGAGTCGGCCACATCCTCGGTCTTCCTGCCTCCCTTGCGACGACGCAGCCACACGACCTCACCCTTCACCTTACGAAGCTCAGACCTCAGCGAGGATATATCACGCTTCATCTCAGTGATCATTGCTAATAGCATTGATACCTTATCAACTTCCTCAGCAGGAACCCAATCACAACCACGCCACTGGCGATGGATACGATCGAATATCAATACCGCGCTCTTCATGTGGCGCATCGAATCAAACGCACGAAGCGCACGGCCAAGATCGCATTTCAGATTCTCGCGAATGTAGGTCACGACCTCGGACCGAGTAGGGTCTGCGTCGTGCCTCATCGGCGGCATCAGGCGGAACATGGCGCGGAGGGTGGAACCATTCTCTAGATAACTCATAGGAGAACCAAGGTACGTTCTCCCAGGACACCCGTCAAGTATCCAGAAGGAACTTCCAATCACGGTCCCAGAAAGTTCCGCGCCCCCCCCGCTATCTCCCCTAAAAGGGAGTCTTAATACTCCCTTAAAAGGGAGTCAAAAATAGCATCGCCGAGACGCTGCGGGGGCGTTTCAAGACGCCCCGCGCTCGGCGGCCATTTTTGAGAACCCCCGATTCCGGATTGCGAAACTTGGAAGCAGGGATACGGAAATCCGGGAGGGCGGGAGGTAGGGGTATCGGAGCACTGAAACCGGAATGGCTGGTCCGATGGGTGGATATGGATGCCTCGCGCTGAAGCGGAAAGTGGTCTAGGAGGCGTCGGAGGGGTGATTCCGCATCAAATTGCGAAAGCGGGTTCCGCGGTGCTGGAAACGGAAGGGCTGAAACCGCTCCATTCTGCCGCTCCATTCACCCCATGGATGATTGGCCCACTCAATCCCGCTCCATGACGAGGTATCAGGGCATTAGCATTTCTAATTTCCGAATTCCGAATTCCGTATGGCTTATGGAGGATTGGGGAATAGTGATAAATCGTAGGAGAGGAATCGGGCGCTTGTGACATACGGTGGCGGGCGCTTGTGTTAAATCGGAGCCGTCGGACATTGGGTGTCCTAGGGGGGGGCGACGGGCAAGGAAGGAAGGGACCGGCGTGCGGGCGATCGATTGGGCACCGGATCCGGGCAAAGAAAAACCCCGCAGGGCGAACCATACGGGGGCGAAGGGGAGACTGGCCTACTTGTTAGCCACCGTTCCCGGCTAGGGCGCTGAGGACCATCAATGCGACGAAGAAAGCGCCAAGGAGAAGATACCCTAGGGCGCGGAATAGGTCGCTCATACCGCGTACCTTTCGGCGATATCGCCCCAGCAGCAGAGACGATAGTGCCCGTTGAACTTTAAAATCGTCGTGACGTAGGGGTCGCCGACGTTCAGGTAGTAGCACCAACCCTTTTCAGTCTCGAAAGCCTCAACCCCGTGAGTCTCGAGCAATTCGTTCAGGCACTCCATCCGGAGGTCACGGGTTGAGGGCGGGTTGTAGCATTCTCGGACCCGTGCAGCGCCCGCGGGCAATTTCTCGAGCTCACGACGGCTCATTCGGAAAATCTCCTTCGCCCGCTTTCCCTTTTCGGGAAAAACAGCCTCGAGCGAATTGATAGGGGGGGAAAGGAATTTCACTTGGTCACTCCTTCCACAAAGTGACGGGCACCGGTCCCGTGGGCCGGAATGAAAACGGAACGAATCCCCGATCGGGCGCCCGCGCAGGCTTGGCAATCGATGCATGGGGTACCGACTCGGTCGCTGGCGCAAAGAGTCTCGATCGAGTGGTGATCGAGGTTTGGAGTCACGCGAAAGGTGCTCCATCCCATGGAGCGGGCAATGAGGAGTTCAGCCGCGGTATCGACGGAGGCCATTAATAGTTGCTTCCAACCTTGGAGACTGGGCTTGCGCCATTGATGCGTGTACCCAGTCCAACCCGAAGAAGCGCCCGCGATCGCGAGGGCAAGCGATAGGGGAATCCAAGTCGGGTCGCCATAGGCTCCGAAGCGGACCCGTCGGCCCGCGAAAACGGAAACGGAAGGAAGGGGAAGGTACGCACCCGCTTTCCATGCGCGCCAGATCCCAAGGGGGACCTGCCCGACGTTGACGTAGCAGGAACGCTCGCCTCCGTGACCGTCGCCCCGATGGATGCAGGATCCGCAGATCAGGCGATCGAGGCCCGTGCGTATCGCTTCGGTAGGTGAAACTGCTTTAACGAGAATCCAGATTTGAATCATGTCGCCCGTCTTGCGGTTATCGGAAGGGGTCTCGAAGCCGGTGGCGATCATGACTCGGTGCTGGTCTTCGTGGAGAATGAAGCCGTTCAAAGGGAACCTCCAATCAAAGCATCGGCCAGAAGCCAAATGATCGGGAGGAGGAGGAGGTTAAGCGCAAGGAATGCACAAGCGCGAAGGAGTTTTGAGGGGGATTTCATGATTTGAAGGGAACCGATGATCGGTTCACGGGCGAGAGAATCGCAAAGGATACTTCACTTGTCAACACTCACGCACAAATATTTCATGGTGGTTCACTTTGTGGGGCAAAGTGAGGGCATGGAAATCGTCCAGGTGAAGGAAGGAAAAACGGGAAAGAGGGGGAAAGGGAATGCACCCATTAATCGTCCCTCCGGTTACGTGAAAAAAAACGGACCTGATCCCAAGTCGGTCACCGATTCGGACTGGTCACGTGTTTTGGATGCTGCATCGCTTGGTATTCCATTTGAGCGTCTCTGTCACCTTGCAGGAATGACCGACAAGACTTTCACCAAGTACTTGCTCCGATACCCCGAACGAAAGGAGGAGATCGATGCTGCGAAAACCAGGGGCGAGTATGACCTCACTTCCGTCGTCCGTTCCTGCGGCCCAGGCTGGCAAGGGAGCGCTTGGCTACTGGAGAGAACCCGCGGATACGTAGCTCGTGCCCAATTGGAGCACACTGGTAAAGGAGGGAAGGAGTTGAGCGTCAGCGGAGCACTACTCGGAGCATTCGGAGGAGGGAAATAGACCACGGGGGGGGGGACCACCCCCAAGAGGGGGGTGGGTGTTACCTGTATACCCCCTCCCCCACCGCACACCAATTTTATGCCCGTCAAGCAAATTAAGCGTAAGAAATCCCCTTCACTCGGAATGGGTTCTCACATCCCTGCGTGGAAGCAGCGCAAGCTCCTGGAGGAGGCGCAGCAGTTGAAGAACTTCCCGAAGATGATGCTTGGCCTACGTGATACGTATCCGTGGCAGGAGGCGGTGCTCGGGGCGTTGAACGAGAAGCACTCGAAGGTGGCGCTGAAGGCCGCGAACGGCTCTGGCAAGACGAGCATGGTGGCGGCGAGCGCGGTGGTATGGCATATGCTTCGCTGGCCGGGGAGCTTGGTGGTGTGTACCGCTGGCGTGTACCGACAGGTGGCCGATGCTCTGTGGCCTCATCTGCGGAAGATGATCAATGGCTTGGGTGGCGAGGAGAACGGCTTCTCGATCAAGGATGGAGAGATCCGTTACGTGTACCCCAAGAGGGGGGTGGACGGTCAGGAGCTGATCAGCCGGTGCATCGGGTTCTCGGCGAGTAACCCGGAGAAGGCGGAGGGCTGGCACGTGCAGGGTCCGAGCAACGACCTGATGTACATCGTGGACGAGGCGAAGGCGGTACCGGACGGGATATTCCAGTCGATGGAGCGGTGCCAGCCGACGCGGACGCTGCTGATGAGCAGCCCGGGGGGTAGCTCCGGGTACTTCTACGATGTGTTCCGGCGGAATGATGGCAAGTGGCAGACCTTCACGGTGACCGCTTACGACTGTCCGCATATCCGGAAGGAGTGGATTGATGAGCAGATGGCCCGCTGGGGCGAGGGGCACCCGCTGGTGCGCTCGATGATCTACGCGGAGTTCATGGAGGATGACGGGAGTCTGACCGCTGTGAAGACGGCTGACTGGCAGAAGGTTGTGAGTGGCCCACCCAAGGAGGACACCGACGGCCACCGCCTGACCGCGGGCTGCGACTTCTCAGCCGGCGGCGACGAGAGCGTGATGGTGGTGCGGCATGGGAACACGGTGAAGGCGCTGATCCGCTGGCGGGACAAGGACACGATGGCCAGCGTGGGCCGCTTCATCAGCGAATTCCGCAAGTGGAAGCTGAAGGCTGAGGATATCTATGCCGACGTAGGAGGCATGGGCGTTGTCATGTGCGACGCGCTCCGAGCGGAGGGCTGGGATGTGCGCCGGGTGAACTTCGGGGAGCGGGCCATTCGGGATGATCAGTTCGTAAATCGGGCGGCGGAGATGTGGATCGAGTTCGGGAGAATGGTGGAGGAGGGTAAGGTGAACCTGGGACCGGTGGGAACGGACGAGGTGCTCCTCCAACAGTTCGTGAGCCGCAAAGTGCGGACGAACGGGAAGGGCAAGCTCACGCTGGAGGGCAAGGACGAGCTACGGGCTCGCGGGGTGAACAGCCCGGACCGGGCGGATGCGATGGTGCTGGCCTTCTGCGGTGGTGGCGGGAAGCGGATGGATGAGTACATGAAGGCACTGGGCGAGGATGGGCGGAGCCTGCTGGAGCGGATGGAGGATGAGCTAGGGGCGATAGAACCGGAGGGGGTTGCGCTTGCTGGTTGCGAGGTGGGGGGATAAAGGAGGGGAGGACATTTATGATGACCGATAAACAGCGGAGTGCGTTGCAGGGGCAGATTGTTGAGGCCGTGGGCCAGCGCAGCCCGTGGGAGCTGCGGCAGACGAGGTGGTACGAGCTGCGGCACCATGGATTGCGCCGCACGAACAAGCCCTGGCCGAAGGCTGCGGACCTGCACTGGCCGCTGATCGATACGGCGATCGAGAAGCTGAAGCCCTTGTTCCTCCAGCAGGCGCTGGGCATGGATGTCGTGGCCAGCTTTGTGCCGATGCGCCAGCAGTTGAATGCGTACACGAAGGTGGCGGAGGACTGGTTCAATTATAAGATCCGGGAGAAGACCAACTTCACGGATGAGGTCCTGAGCTGGGTGGATTACACGCTGATGAGCGGGCGCGGGGTGATGAAGTGCTTCTGGAACCCGGGCGATAAGCGGGTGGGATTCGAGGCGGTGGACCCGATGTATTTCGTGGTGCCGGCGTATACCACGGACCTCCAGGATGCGGACTGGGCGGTGCATGTGATGCCGATGAGTGTCCCGGCGTACAAGCGCATGGCTGGCCAGTTCGGGTGGAAGAGTGATTCCAAGACGATTGAGAAGATCCGGGGTAACCCGCAGCAGGACGACAACATCCCGGGCGCTGCGACCGAGGACGATGCGAAGCAGTTGCGCGAGGGCATTACGTACACCAATAACACGGATGGAGTGATTGTCTGGGAGGTGTACCGGAAGCGGGATGACGGTGTGTGGGAGGTTTACCTGTACAGCCCCGCGGCGGTGGATCTGGATCTGCGAGACCCCATGGAGCTGCCGTATGACCATGGCCAGCTTCCGTTCGTGGATTTCCCCTACGAGATCAAGGACAAGGGTTGGTTCAGCCCGCGGGGCGTGTGCGAGATCCTGGCTCCGTTCGAGCTGAGCATGACCTCGATGTGGAACCACAAGCATGACGCGATGACGCTGTACAACCGTCCGCTTTTCCGGGCGGAGCGAGAGCTGCCGAACAGCATCAATCTGCGGTTCCAGCCGGGACAGATCCTGCCCTATGGCGTGGCCCCGGTGCAGATGCCGCAGCCTCCGGTGAGCTTCGATCAGGAGCTGAACCAGACCCGGGCGGTGGCGGAGAACCGGATCGGGAGCCCGGATTACGCGATGGGCAGTGTGATGAGCGGTGGCAGCGACCGGAGAACTGCGACCGAGATCCAGAGCATCAACGCTCAAGCCATGCAGAGTGGTGATCTCCGGGCGCGGCTGTTCCGAATGGCGCTTGGCAAGCTCTATCGTCAGGCGTGGGGGCTTTACATCCAGTACGATGCCAAGAGCTTGCGCTACCGCTTTGCGGAGGACTCGCTGGAGGCGGACCCGATCGCGTTGCACGATCAGTACGAGCTGGAGCCGAAGGGTGGCATGGACATGGTGAGCCGGCAGATGATGGTTCAGCAGGCCATTAACCGGAAGCAGTTGTTCATGAACTCGCCATGGGTGGATCAAGTGGAGCTGGACAAGAGCATCATGGAGTTGGACGATCCGAGTCTCGTGAAGCGGCTGCTCCGGGATCCGGGCCAGAAGGCCCAGGATGAGCTGGAGGACGAGACCAAGACGATCCCGACGCTGCTGGTGGGTATCCCGGTCCCTGCCAAGCCCGGCCAGAACTATGCGGGTCGGATCGGGGTGTTGATGCAGTACCTGAATGGGGCAATGCAGCAGGGCCAGCAGTTGAGCCCGGTGAGCAAGAACGCGTTCATGATGCGGATCGATAGCCTGTTGCAGGGCTACGAGCAGGTGGCTACGAACGAGGCGCGGAAGCTGCGGAAAGAGATCCAGAAGTTCTTCGAGAGCACGGGATTGCTGGTTGCCCCAGAGGCTCCACCCCCCGCTCCGGTCCCTGAAGCCCCCGTAATGTAACGATGATCACCGTGACCTCCTGTAAGGATTGTCGGTTCTATTGTGTGGACGGGACCTGCCGCAGGTTCCCACCCGCTGGGAGGCCGAGTTGTTGGCCTACTCTCAATGCCAACGATTGGTGCGGCGAGTTCGAGGCAAAGAAGATCATGATACCACTCACCGAAGGAACCGTCGTCCAATGCAACGTCACGCCGACCACACCGCGGGAGATCGAGCCTGGAGGCTTGCAGGCCCTTGAGGAGGGCGTTGCACCGAAGATGCGGGTGCAGCGGAAGAAGCCGGTGTCCGACCTCAAGGAGATTCAGGAATCACCAATCTTTGGAGGGGGCTAATATGGCTGAATACCAAGGCAAGAAGGTTACACTCAACAAGCCCTTCTACACTCCGGGAGAGAAGAAGAAGAAGGCGGTGTACGTTCGCAATCCCAAGGGGACCGTGATCAAGGTCCGCTTCGGTGATCCGAATATGGAGATCAAGCGGGACGATCCGGAGCGCCGGAAGAACTTCCGTGCGCGGCATAACTGCGATACGGCCAAAGACCCTACTAAGCCAAGAACGTGGTCCTGTCGGGCCTGGTGACCCATTTCCAATATGAAAAAGAAATCCAAGTTCAGTAAGCTCGCCACCCAGCTCAAGAAAGAGGGTGCCGATGATCCCCGCGCACTTGCTGCCTACATCGGTCGCAAGAAGCTAGGTGCCGCGGAGTTCATGCGCCGTCAAGCCGCAGGTCGGAAGAAGGCTGCCGCCAAGTAACCATGATCTCCATCATCGCACGAGTCCGCGCTGCTTGGACCTTTGGCCGACATCAGTGCTGGGTGAATCCGCTTCCTTGGCGCAAGGAGGATGCCAACGCACTGAGCAACTTCTTCAAGAGCGATAGCGGGAAACGCTTCAAAGACGCTCTGCTGAATACCGTTCTCATGCAGAACGCTTCAGCCATAACTGACCGAAACCATTTGCAATACTCATCGGGCTTTGCAATGGGTCAGGCCAGTCTTGTGAAGGTCATCGAGATGATGGCCGACCAAGAATCAATTACGGGGCAGGAAGATGATCCGGATTCTGCCACGAACACATAGGATCAAAGTTGCGGTTGTTGGTCTGTGCGGACCAGCAAACGAGTAAATGCACAATATGTCAGATGAAACACTAAGTGCCGATGCGATGCTCGCTTTGGCCAATGACTACGATGCCGGTGTCGATATCGACAGCCAGCCTAAGGAGTCGTCTCCTAATACCAATGAGACGGCTGCTGCTGAGCAAGATTCCCCCGATGCGGGGAGTGCCGGTAAAGAGGTCGATGGTGGCGAGCGGGAGGTAGGCGCTAAATCAGAGCCCGAGGCTAAAGCGGAGGCGAAGGCCGAGAAGAAGGCGGATCCGAAGGACAAGAGCAGCAAGTTCGCTCAGGAACAGAACCGAAAGGCGAAGACCTGGGAGCAAATCAACGCTGAGAAGGAGGCCCTCAAGGCTGAGCGCGAGGCGGTGAGGCGGGAAAGGGAGGAGTGGAGCAAGCAGCGGGAGCAATCCAAGACTGCCGAGACCAATTCCTTCCGAGATGAGAAGGGCTACACGGCGGAGGACTACGAGGCTGCGGCCAAGGAGTTCGATGCTGATGGCGATTCTCAGTTGGCCAAGGCAGCGCGAGCCAAGGCTGATGGAGTCCGAAAAGCTGCTACGGAGCGACAGCAGAAGGCGCAGCAGGAGAAGTTCGCAAAGGCATGGTCTGATTCGTATGCACGGTTGTCCGAGAAGGAGACTTGGCTGAAGGATCAGAACAGCCCCGAGTACAAACGTACTGTCGAACTGCTCCAGAAGGTGCCGATGCTGACATCAATGCCCGATGGACTTGTCCATGCGGTGGAATTGATGAAGCTCCAGGACAGTGCGTCCAAGGCTCAGTCGATTGAGGCCGAGAACAAGGCTCTGAAGGAACAACTCAATAAGCTCCAGCAGAAGACCGCTATTGGCAAAAGCGTACCGGCAGGACAACTTAAGGCTGAGGAGAAAGATTTCTCGAAGCTGTCTCTCAAGGAGCAGAGGGAGGCGCTGTTGAAAGCGTCGAGGGCGTTCGACCGGGACGAAAACTGATAGCACAACCACAACTCAAATATGCCAGTTACTACTTCAACCACGCTCACCAACCAGTTCCAGAACTACTTCAGCAAGGAGCTGCTATCGATCGTCCAGCAGGAGACGATCCTCGATCAGTTCTCCATGAAGGCTCCGATCCCCAAGAACAATGGTAACAAGGCCATCTCGATGTTCCGTTTCGGACCGCCGAGCGTTGGCAGTGTTCAGACCATCAGCTCTGAGGGTACCCCGATCAGCTCCGCCAACTACCGCGCTCTGGCCCTCAACAGCCTGAGCAAGTCGCTGGCTCAGTACGGTCAGGTGATCGGTTTGACCGACATCCTCCGCGCCACCGACCTGTTCAACTCGCTCCAGCAGGCCACCAAGACCTCTGGTCTGGATATGGCCCTCTGGGTTGACTCGGTGATTCGTAACACCCTCGTTGGTTCCAACCTCACCGCGAGCGGCTCCTCGATCGGTTCTGCCGCCGAGGGTTCCGGTACGTTCGATAACTCCGATGCTTGTAACACCGCTGCTGCTTCCGGTGGTATCAAGGTGTACGGTAACCCGGCCACGCTGACGACCCAGACCTTCTCTGCGTTGAACAGCGATACGACTGCTGCCAACACCACGATGACCGCTTCGGCTGTCCTCGATTCCATGACCCGCCTGCGGCGCAACCGCGCCCCGCTGATCAACGGCGGCTACGTCCTGGCCACCGACCCCCGTGTGACCCGCGACCTGATGCGCGATTCTGACTGGTTGAACGCCTCCAACTACGGCAACAAGGGCCAGCCGTTCTACAAGGGCGAGGTTGGTTCCATCTACGGTTGCCGCGTGGTCACCCAGACCAACTCGTTCGTCAGCACCGGCTCCGGCACCGCTGCCGATGAGTTCGTTTATCAGGCGACCTCCGCCGGTGGCGGTCTGGCCGTCAGCAAGGACATCATCGCTTCGTTCTTCTTCGGTAACGAGTCGTTCGGTATCCCTGCTCTGACCGGTGATGATCCGTTGTCCCCGCGCATCGTGATCACCGACACCCCCGACAAGTCGGATCCGTTGAACCAGCTCGTCACCGTTGGTGTGAAGCTGTACTTCGCCGCCCTGCGTCTGGCCGCTGGTAATACCGGTTCCACCGGTAACCCGGTGTGGTATCTTGTCCATCGGACCAAGACCTCGACCACGCTGTAATATGCGACCCAAGACGGCCACCATCATGGTGATCGCCGTCAGCCCGAAGGGGCATCATCGTAATGGTGGTGCCCCTTCTTCTCATTCCGCTTGCGGATGCGAAAAGGCTGACAACAATGCGCCCATGATTTCGATTCCAGTCGAGGCCCTTTCCACCGATATGGAGGATGGCCAGCAGGCTATGCCCGAGGTTGGTGATGAAGTGGTTTTGGACGATGTTCGCGGCGTTCTCAAGAAGCTGGATAACGGCGAAGCCTACGTCGAGATCCGTAGCGTCAACGGCATGCCTGCCGAGTACGAGAACAAGGATGAGAAGGCCATGGCCTCCAAGGAGCCGATGGACGAGAAGGGCATGCGGAAGATGGTTGAGGAGTACGACAGCGAGATGGAGTCCTAAGATGCCGATCTACACCTTCGAGAACAATGGTCAGTGCATCGAGCGCATCGCTCCGATGGGCACCGACTCTGTTGTCCTTGATGGGAAGCGGTGGACGCGACAGCCGGTGGCCCGCTTCGGGGTCACCGGTTTTGCTCGCGAGACCGAACTCAAGGACCAAGTGAAGAAGGGATTCAGCCGGTTGGAAGACCGCCAAGGATCCCGCTTCGAGAGCACTTTCACCAAGAATCAAATCCGGAAGATCTGGGATATATGAGCGACGTATCTAATCAGGCCATCGAGTATTCGATGGGACAGGGCGGCTTTCAACTGGTGACCGTCACCACGCTGACCACTGGCCCGTTTGTGGCCATCACCACCATCGCCCCTACCACCTTTAGCTCGATCACCGGTGGCAACATCAGCGGATCTTGGTCCACGGCGACCATCCCTGCTGGTATTACCCTGCCGGGACCGATCACGAGCTTCCAGATTTCCAGCGGTCAGGTGATCGCATTCAACGGTACGATCAACTCGTGACACTCGCTCTCGGCACACGACTGGTATCGAACGGCGGGGGTAATGTTACCCCTGGCGATCTACCGATCTTGCGCCGGGACTTGCTTCAGGAGGACGACTTCTTCGTCCTGCTGGAAGATGGTGACAAGATCGTCATCACCTTCGGCACATTCGACTCTTTAGACTTGGAGAACGGTGACTTCCTTCTCCGAGAGGACACAGGCAAACTCATTATCCAAGCAAACTAACTTATGGCAGATACAAAGATCACAGCACTGACGGCGATCACGACCGTCGATCCCGCGGTGGATGTCCTTCCCATTGTCGATGTCAGCGACACGACGATGGCTGCATCGGGCACCACGAAGAAGATCACCAGCAACCAGCTCTTGGGAGCCGGCGGCACCGCCACCCTCGCCTCCGCCACCATCACCGGCAATCTGACGGTTGACACGAACACGCTGTTTGTCGATTCGACGAACAATCGGGTGGGTATTCTTACCGCTTCACCAGCTTACGATCTTGATGTCAATGGCGTTGCTAACTTCAAGAACGCGGTTGTGCATCTTGCTGGAGGCAATCCGATCTTCGCCCGAGTTGGTGCTACCGATTCGTTTTTGTACGCTGGAACCACTGCGCTGACGATCCGAAACAATGCGGATACGCAGTCCATTTTCAGCATAACTCCTGCCGGTGTTTTCACGTTCTTCGACGGCGCAGGCGGCACCCGAATGACCCTGAACTCCACGGGGCTGGGCGTGGGGGTTACGCCAATTACACAAGCTCGACTTTCGCTAAAGAGCAGTGCTAGCAGCCCGTTGAATCTTGTTCTTCAGAATCGTAATGGTGGTCAGGACTGGCAGTTTTACGTCGATGGAATCGCTGTTGATGATGGAATTCTGACGATCAATAACGGTACAAACGGTGTAGTGTACATCGCACCCTCAAGAAACGTTGGCATTGGTATCGGCACCTTTGGAACTTCTGCGGTCAACGTTCTTGGTCTTGCAAACGCTACTGCCCCCACCACTTCTCCCGCTGGCATGGGCCAGCTCTACGTCGAAGCCGGTGCGTTGAAGTACCGTGGAAGCTCTGGCACTGTCACAACCATCGCAGCCGCCTAATCTATACCACCATGAACATCTCTTGGATCATCGAACGCCTGCTGGTCAAACCGACCGAAGGCTCACTCACCGATGTCGTTATCACCGCCGACTGGCGCTGCAACGGCATTGAAACCATCGGCACCGACGACGACGCAAAGACCTACAGCGGCACTTGCTACGGCTCAACGTCGTTCGCTGCGCCCAGCAGTGACTTCACTCCTTACGAGGATCTGACGCAGGAGCAAGTCCTCGGTTGGTGCTTCAGCAATGGCGTCGATCAAAAGGCTATCGAAGCGAACGTCTCCGCGCAAATCGAGAACCAGATCAACCCGCCGGTCATCGCTCCGCCGCTGCCGTGGGTGCCGGTAGTTGAAATCGTTCCTCCGATGTTGCCGCAGGTTGAGCCGGTTTTGGCGACGCAGGCCGATTCCGAGCCGTCTTCGGCGCAGGAAATCGTTGCGGATCAGCCTGTGTCTGTCGACACTGCCGCCTGATATGGAAATCACCATTACACTGACTCAGGAGCAGACCAACAGCCTGCTTCAGCTTATCGACATCGCCATCAAGGCCGGTGGCTACCAGAACGCCAAGGTAGGCGTTCCTTTGGCCGACATCATCATCGCAGCAGCCCAACCCAAAGCCTCCGAGTAACATGGACGCAACCAACCACGGCGGTGGAACGAATGGACTGGCGCTCTCACTGAGCACCGCGGCGGCAGCGACGGCAGCTTCAATGCTTCCCCAGCTCACCGACGGAATCCGATTCCTCTCCGCCGTGGTTGGTCTCATTGCGGCCTGTGTTGCCCTCTACAAAGCCATTAAGAAATGAAAAACACCAAGACGACTCTCGCCGGTATCGGCGCCATCCTCGTTGCCATTGGCGGCGCTCTCAAAGCTCTCTTCGACGGAGATCCCAGCACCAACATCGACCTCGCCTCGACCATTGCCGCGGTGACTGCCGGCTTCGGTTTGATCATGGCCAAGGACGCCGAGAAGACCGCCGCCCCCATCGAACCCAAGGCGTGAACTGGGTCTATCAGATCCTGAAGGCCCTGCTCGACTGGCTCCGAGAAACACCACCCACCGATGTGCAACATGGCAAAGCTCCCGAGGCCCTCAAGAGCGATCTGGCTGATCGCATTGCTGACCTGCCTGGGCTGCCAGGTGACGAAGGTGGTCCTGGTCCCTTCCGGTGATCCGGTGATGCTGGCCAAGCCGGTGAAGGCCAGCGTGTACGGATTCGACAAGGACAAGAAGCTGGTGGGGCCGTCTACGGTGATCATCCCCGCGGGCTGGTACGCTTTGCCAAAGCAATAGCTACTTCCTGATACGACGGTACCCCTGACGCCAGAGGATGAGTCCTAGCCATTGACCATGGCGATCGACTTCATCCTCTGTCCATTCAGGGTGCATGTGATGTAGCAACTCATGCACCAACACCTCGATCCGCTCCTTCTCCTTCAAGCGCGGATCAATCTCGATGAGACCATCACCAACCCATGCCAACCCCATGGCATTGTGACGCATCAGTTTCCTTTCAGTAATTCGGATTCTAGGTGTTGCCATAACGCTTGCACGATTATCTACAAAATGCTTGCAATTCTGCGTGACCGTTGTTCCAGCAAGAAAGCGGGTAATGGCTATCGGTTGCACTCACGGCAATCGGGCCAATCAGAATGCGCTCGCTGCCGCGCTTCTTTTCCGTGATCAGTTTCGTCCCGATGAGGTCATTCACTTGGGGGACGCCTATGACCTTGCTTCGCTTCGAGCAGGCGCTCTGACCAACGATAACGACTCGGATGCCGCAGACGATTACCTTGATGATATCGATCAAGGGAGGCGGTTTCTGGGGGAGCTTCGGCCCACGGTGTTTATTGTTGGCAATCATGATGAGCGGGCCAAAAGGCTGATTCACCACCACAACGCTGTCGTCCGCGGATTCGCGGAGGCGATCTGGCAAAGGATGATAGAGCCGATCGAAAGGCATGCTCGGGTATTCATCAAGACCCATGATGTGTTGCCAAGGTCGTGGTTCAGTCTTGGAGGTTACAAATGGGGACACGGGCTTCTCTACGGCGAAAACTTCCTTCGTGATACCGCCGAGACATGGGGCAACACTGTTGTGGCCCACGCTCATCGCGCCGGCATGGCCACGGGACGACGAAGCGATAACCCTGTGTGCTTGTCACCAGGAACACTCGCTGACGTTCCCTGCATGGATTACGCGCTGCGTAGACGCGGTACGATGGCGTGGTCACACGGCATCGTGTTCGGCGAGTACACTGAAGACAGCGCACAGCTCTACGTTCATCAGTGGAAACAAGGAGAGACCGAATGGAATCTGCCGAGCTTTTAAGGCGCATCCGGGACGAGATCCAGCGCAAGGTTCAGCAGCCCACAAGCGAATGGAAAACCGCGCTCCAGTGGGGCAAAGAATGGGGGCTTGCGAGGGCTCAAACCAATCAAATGCTGACCTCGGCGGTCAAGAACGGCATCATGGAGTTTCAGACATTTCGGATTCCGATGCCAACCCGCGCATCTTACCCAGTGCCACACTACCGCCAAAAGCCCAACCCAAAGCCTGAAACCGCGTGACAATTCGCAAGTCTTGGCTCGCACTACCTCCAAGAGAATAGTATGGGAACACCACTCACAGGCAGTACCGTCGCCAGCACTTACACTGGCCTGCTGAAGACAGCCGATAACGCCACGCTGACAGGTGTTCTTAGAACACTCAGCGACGGCAGCGGAAACGATTCGGCGCTCCAAGTCTCCACCACCGCGCTCAACTCCACCGGAGACTTCAGCGTCGCAACCAGCCGCTTCACGGTCGCTTCCGCCAGCGGCAACACCGCTGTGGCCGGCACCCTCAACGTCACCGGTGCCACTTCTCTCAGCTCCCTTACTACCAGCGGCAATGCCACCATCGGCGGAACCCTCGGAATCACCGGTGGACTCACGATCCCCGGCACCCTGTCCGTGACCGGCGCTTCCACGCTCACCGGAGCGGTTGGCATGGGCAGCACACTCAACGTCACCGGAGCCTCCACATTGGCCAGCCTTGGTGTCACCGGCGCTGCTACGGTCGGAACCACGCTGGGTGTCACCGGACTCTCTACGCTCGCGAGCCTCGCAGTCACCGGTGCCTCTACTCTCAATAGCCTCGGTGTTACCAATGCGGCCACGATCGGCACCACGCTCGGTGTAACCGGATTGTCCACCCTGGCGAGTCTGTCGGTGACGGGGGCTGCTACCGTGGGATCTACGCTCGATGTCACCGGTAACACTACGCTCACCGGAGACCTCGCTGCCAATGGCAACACCACACTGGGCAATGCCGGCACCGACACGCTAACGCTCAATTCGGACAACATCACGGCTCCCAACATCTCAACTGTTACGGTTGATTTGACAAATGATAAGGTGTTGATCTCCGATGCAAGCGATTCAAACAAGGTTAAGGTTGTTACTGTTGGATCAATAGGAATCAATGCTTCAAACGCTCCTCAGTGCGTTCAACAAGTATCCGATGATCGAATCACATATACCGGTGGGCTTACTGCTCCTGGAACGGAAATCGCAACTGTAACAAAAACAATAACTCCAAGATCTACTGGATCAAAAGTTTTAGTAAGCATAGTTCTTAACTATTCGTGCGTTACCAATACGTCTCAATTTGTTTTGTTTAGGCTTACTAGAAATGGAATTGAGATTGGAACTTCTGTTGGAGCAGGTCAAAAAGGTATAGCTTCAGGAAGCTATGAAGATGGTGAAGTTAACGCGGTTAACAACACTAAGATTGAATTCTTTGATTCCCCTAATAGCTCAAGTGCTGTTACTTATAAGATTAACGTTTTCAGTCCTCTTAGCGCAACAAACCTGTATTTAAACTATGCAATAAATGGTGGGACTAGTTTTACAACAATCTCCACAATGACCTTGCAAGAGTTCTTCGCATGAAACCCTCCGAAGTAGCCCAAGCGGCCTGCGACAAGCTCTCGTTCACGGACTCGGCCACCCTCACGTTGGCCAAGAAATTCTGCATCCGCCGCTACTCGATGATCTGGGATTCGTGTCTCTGGAACGATACCCTCGGAGTCGTCTCAACACCCGTCACAGACGGCCAAGAACTCGTCACCATTTCCGAGTACGTCACCGCCACGTACACTTCCGGGACCGGTTACAACATGTTCCTCGACTTCCCGGTCGCATCCCGTTTCACGGTCTCCGGTGATACCGATGGCATCGAAGTACCAGCCGCCGAATGGGTCTCGTTCTTCCAGCTCGATCCCAACACTTGGAACAACGTCGATAGCCGCAAGTCCACACCCGGCAACTTCGTCAACTGGGCTCGCGTCCTCGGTGTCTCCTACGGTGAAGCCGGTGTCCCGCGCATCAAGCTCATCCCGACACCCAATACCAACGGCACCCTCTTCATCCTGGGCAAGAAACAGTCCCAGATGCGCCAGTTCGGCGAAGCCCAGACCATCTCGAACGATACCAACTTCGAGTTGCGCGGCGTCGAGAACGCACTGATGGCCTACACAGAAGGCGATCTCCTCGAATACTCCCGGCAGTACGGCAAGGCGCAGGCCAAGTTCCAAGAGGGCGCTGCTCAGGTCTCCATTATGAAAGACATGGAACGTGGCCAACAGCAGCAGATCAGCCGCATCATCCCGGATAGCCTCTACGATTACACGTTCCAGGACATCCTCTAATGCCTTTCCAATCCTCAGACGCGCTCGATGACCAGATGCTTCTGGATGGAAGCACTGGCTTCTCCACCGGGGTCATCTCTGCCACTCGTCCCGATGCCATTCCTGCCACGAGCATGGAAGAGGCAATCAACATGGACTATGACGACTTCGGCAACCTCGTCACACGCCTCGGGACCCTGTCGCTGACCGGCAACAGCGAATCGCGCAATTGGGAAGACATCATCACCAACTGGGAGTCCACCACTTCCAACTTTGCCAGTAACCTACCAACCAACTCACAGGTCTTCTCTGGCTTCTATTTCGATACCGCGGCTTCCGAGCGCCTCGTAATCGCCGTTCTCAATCGGAACACCGGTGCCAAGAGCCTCTACTACGGATCACCCGGAGTTTCGTACAATGCGATCGCAAGCTCGACGATCAACGACGCGTCACGGTTCGTTTACTTCGCACAGCTCAACGACAAGCTCTTCTACGCGGACGGCTATAGCGCACTGCGTTATATCACGAGCACGAATACCAACGCGGCAATTACAGCCGGCAAAGTCAGCCGCATCGATGTGATCAGGCAGGGTTCAAATCACAACTCGATTCCCACGATCACCATATCGGCTCCGCCAAGCGGTGTAACCGCTACGGCCACCGCCATTGTGGCCAATGATGGCAACCTAGTTGCGATTACCATCACGAACCCCGGCAGCGGTTACATCACGGCTCCTACGGTTTCGATCTCACCGGCAAACCAGTCCCACGCGGTCGCATTCGTATCACTCGCCGCTCCCGCCAAGCCGCTCTATCTCACCACCCACACCAACCGTCTGTGGGCCGTGTCCGCGGATACCAGCATCCAGCCAGATACCCTCTACTTCTCGGACATCCTCGATGGCGAGTCGTGGGATCCGCTTGGTTCCATCCGTGTCGGTGGCGATGGCGATCCGATTCGCGGGCTCTACTCGTGGTTCGGCTACAAGCTCCTCGTATTCAAGGAACGCTCTATCTGGAGCGTGGATGCCGATCCTACGCAGGATCCCGCTGATTGGGTCATCACACTCATCTCGGGCAATATCGGCTGCTCCTCGCACCGTTCGATCACCGCGGTCGGTGCCGATGTCTTCTTCCTATCCCGTGACGGCATCCGCTCGATGGCGCAGATCCAAGCGGGTACCCAGACCAGCGTCGGTCTCGCTCTGAGCAGCCCTATCAACGACCTGATCAGCCGCATCGACAAGACCAAGCTGGAATACTGCGACGGCGTGTTCTGGAACAACCGCTACTTGCTGGCCGTTCCGTTCGTCACCGCTGGCCTGTTCTCCATCGGGTTGGAAAACGAGCAAGGACTGCTGCTCGAATCCGGTGCCACGATCGAACTCGAAGGAACCTTCAACCAGAACAACGCGGTCATCGTCTACCACTCACTGGCCCGCTCGTGGCTCGGTTACTGGGACAACTGGCAGGTCAACGACTTCATACCCACCGCCTTCTCGAACTTCGGCCCTGTGCTCATGTTCGCCGGCGACATCATCTCGCTCAGTGAAGGTGCGGGCCAAGTCTGGTCGTTCAACGACTACCTGCCCAACACCCGCCTCAGCCCCGTGCAGCAGTCTGCTTACCTCGACGGCGGTAGCACCTACCAATCCACGGTCATCACCAAGGCGTACAATCTCGGTGAACCCATTCCGGACAAGATCGGATACAGCATCCAGATCGCTCTCGATAACCCGTACGCCACGAGCATCGGTGCCTCGCTGTCCTACGCCACGAACATGAGCGGGACGTTCACCTCGATTGATCCAGCGATCAGCATCCCGAGCACCCAGAAGTTCCTGGCGGCTTACAACCTCATCAGCCGAGGACGTTGGAACAACATCCAGTTCAAGATCAACACGACCAGCGGAAGCCGCATGAGCCTTCAGTCCACGATCCTGTCCGGATTCGTCGATTCCATTCGTCCCCAGCAATGACTCCGCATCCCACAATCCTAGCTGCGGCCAAGCTGCTGAAGGAGAAGTGGCCCACTTGTTCCACGTGGAACGATGACCAAATCCTCAACTGGATCGGCATTTTCAACGCGAAACGCCAGATCGGTATCGTTCAAGACGAGAATGGCGAGTGCTGCGGTGTGGGCGCTGTGCGGTTCCTAAGCTCCGCGGCGGATGCGGAGGATATCTACGCAGACGATCCCAATGGTCACATCGCGTGGATTGAGGTCGTAGCCACCACGAAGCCGATGGCCGTGCAGACGCTCTGGATGGGCATGCAGGCCATGTGCTCTGATCGTGTGACCAAGCTGGGCGGAATCCGCAAAGGCGTTTCCCGTTTGTACGATTTCGACAGGTACTTCAAACTTCTGATGAACAACAGGATTTGCTATGGGCGGAACGTATAAAGCACCAGACATTGCGGCGGCGAATCGGGAAGCCGTGATGGCTTCCATCGAGACGTTCCCGCTCCAGCGCGAGATTGAGGCAGCATCTCGGATAGGTGCGGCTGTTCGTGTTCCTATCTACAAGGATGGAAAGGAAACCGGTCAGTTCCGAACGGTTGATTTCAGGGATGTTTCCGACATTGCTCAGACACGGGCCATCGGTCAGGCGCTTGCTGATCTCGCCCCGATTCAGGCGCAGCGTCAGTTGGAAGCCGCTCAGCAATACGGCACCCAGTTCGCTCAACAGCGCCGAGCCGAGCTTCAGGCTCTTGATCCCGAGCGGTATGGCACTGCCACCCAGCCGGGTCTTTACGCTCAGTTCCTGAGCGACATCGGCAAGACTCCGATCTCTGAGACTTCTCCCACCGCTCCCTCCTACGAGCGCGTAGGCATGCCTACTGGCCCGCAGGATACCGGCTACGCCCAGTCCATCCGCAGCGATCTTGAGCGCCAGATCGGAGCCGGTCTCGCTCAGGCTGGCACTCTCGATCCCACGATGATCCGCGCTGCCGAGCAAGCCGCTCGCGCCCGCGGAACCGCCACCGGCAACATCCTCGGCAACCTCTCCGCTTTTCGCGAGGCCCGCGCCGTCAACGAGGCGATCGCCAACGCGGATGTGCAGCGCCGGCAGCAGGCCATTGGCCTTCTCCAGAGCGGTCAGACCACGAGCGATGTCGCCAACCGTCAGGCTCAGGAGGCGTTCAACAACATCCTCGCGGCCACCGGTCAGCGGAATACCGCGATGCAGCAGAGCTTTGCGGGCCAGATGGCCGCGCAGCAGCAGCAGCAGGCCGGTCGCCAGCAGAACATCGCCAACATCCAGTCCGCCCTGGGACTCCAGCCGATCGTCTCGCAAGCCGCCCAGCTCGGAGGTCTTCAGCAGGGCGCTTCGCCGTTTGCTGCTCCTCAGCTCATGCAGGGAATGCAGCAGGCGGGTCCGGGGCAGTTGCTCCAGACGGGTGCGAACTTCGCTTTGAGCAACGCTCAGAACGCGTTCCAAGCGTCGCAAGCTGGTTCTCCGTTGGCGCTGTTCCAAGGTCTTACGAGCGGTATCTCGAACCTCGGTTCCGCTTACAAGGGATTTGGATTGTAAGGCTTGATCTATGGCAAACGATACCGGATCAAACTACTTCTTTATACCGGGAGGAGAAGTACCTGCCCCCCCGGTCGCACCACCTCCTGTTACGGAACCGGTATCTCCGTTTGAGAGGTACCTTATGGCTCTGGAGAATCTTCAGTCTCCTGTTGAATTTACACCCAGTTCATATCAGGAACCTTCTGCACCAGCGTTTACGCCGATGGTGGCTCCTGCGGCTGTACGGGTATCTCCAGCCAGCAAGTTTGGGCCTGTGACTCCCTCCGGATACGCCCAGCCTCCGGTTGATCCGATGAGCTACTACTCGACTCCTGAACCGACTCCTGTGGAACCGACTCCGTACACAGGTGGTCCCACAAGGTGGTGGGAAATCAATCGTCCCACTCTGGAGACTCCTGCTCCGACTCCGATGCCGGTTACTCCTGCTCCGGTCACGCCCGACCTGAGTAGCGTGGAGACCTTCAATCCGATTCCTGATCAGCCTTCTGGCGGCAACGGCGGCGACGGATCCTTGCAGCCTTCGACTCCTTCTGCTCCTTCAACGCCTCCGTCTCAGGGACCTCAGACTCCGTATTCAACCGATGAGGTGTTCCCAGGATTCGAGGGTCTTCGTCTCGGAGATCCTGTTCCCGGAATGCCAGGAACCAAAATCGGAGATGTCATCAAAGACGATTCTGGTAATGTCTGGAATTGGAAAGAAGGACGATGGGAACCCACTCCGGTGAATCCTCTTCCTGAGACATCTCTCCCAAAGGTGGAAAATGTTAATACCAACATTTTCTCAGGCGTTGTCACAATCCCCGTCCAAGGAGGCGAGAAGCCTTACTACATAGAGGACACTGGTGTTCCCGGCCCCGCTATAGAGAGCAAGCCTATCACTCCAGGGTTGATCCCGTTGGATAAACCTCAATTCAACTTACAGCCCACAACCAGTTTTCCGTCAACGACCACTCGCAACCCGATCGTCCTCCCCGGCACCTCGGTGTTCAGCAGGCCAGTTACCACAACCGCTCTGCCAGAACTTCCGGTCAATCCCGTTCCGGTCAATCCCGTTCCGGTCAA